GGAAGGCCTCATATAACTCCTAAATACAAGATTCTTGTATTTTTCTCTTGACTGAATACATGGTTTATGTATTTTGTCCTTGTATAAGGATACAGATAAATGAGAGAGGAAAAGATGTCAATGATTATTTATGACGCGGCAGACCTGAGAGCTGCCGCAGCCCGTGCCAGGCTTACCAAAAAGGAAATTGCGGAGGCGCTTGGTCTTAGCGCCGATTACGTCCGGCGGATCATGGCGGGAAGCAGAGACGCGGAGGCACGGCGGGCTCAAATCCAAGAATTCATCCTGGAAAAGTCCAGGGAAAACAAACAATAGAGAGGAGACCATGAAAATCTGGAAAAATGCGACTGTAACAATGAAGGTGCCGGGGTGCATGCAGTGCCCTAACAGAGTGGCCAAGAGGTATTCAAAGGGCCAGGATCGTTTTGGCAGCTATTGGATATGCAAAGCCATAACCAAGACGTATTGTATTAAGGGTGAGGAATCAACTTACAATCCCCCAGTCAATGACAGGGCATTGGTAAACGGATTCCTGGAAGATTGCCCACTTCCGGAGGCAGAGGCATGATTAAGCTGATATTTGACGATGGCCATTTAGAGACCGGCACAGCTAAGTTCAAGTACCGCAACCTGGAAACAATGGATGAAAGGGAGTTTGCCTTTAGCGCGGCAGGGTTCAGAAGGCTGTGGCTGAGCGGGCACAACGGATACTGGCAGGTGTATTACCTGGGCTGGCATTCAGATATAAGCATTAGCCTCCAGGGTGATGACGTGATCATCCGCGTGCCAGGAAACAAGCCGACAGAAATGCCAGGACTTTACTTAGCGTGGGGGCGGGCATGAGAAAGGTAATTAGCAGATTATGGGCCTGGGCGCACACAGAGACAGGTGACCTGGTGTGTTGTGTGATCCTGGGCGTGCCACTGGGTGTAGCACTGGCCTGGGTCACCATTGTGGTGGCCTGCATGGACTGGTGGAGGTAGAGGTGAAGAAATTCATGCTAAGGTTCAGGGAGGGGCAGGAACACCCAATCTGTGTGAAGAAACTGTATTGGGTAGTGCTTAGGTTCAACAAGCAACCCTTTATTTCGAAAAAGTATCTAACAGTAAGGCAATGGAAGAGAATTACCTCCAAACCAATGCGGGAGGCATATAAATTCTACTATAACAACGTAAGGATAGAGAGTTTCAGCATTGATGCCTCCAGGGAGCCTGACTATGTGGTCATTGATGTGTTTAGCCCGTTCCCAGGCTATGAGCCTGGTCATCCCGCATACCAATCCAAAGCCTATCTCAGCATTGAGACAAGTGCTTATAACGGATCAAGTAAGGTTATTGAGAAGTTCTTTAGGCGGATGCATGATTTCGGGATAAAGACTCAGGTAATATTTATAGATAATGGCAAGGAGTTTAAGCCAAAGATGTTTAGGGAAGAGCCGTTGACGCCGAAGTCTGACAGCGAACCGGCTGAGGGGCTTTTTATAGACGGGCCCTTTGGAAAAGAATACAATCCAAAAGTGTTTGATGACATGCAGATACGGATGGCAATGAACAGGATACTATGGCTTGAAAGAAGAGTGGCTACCTTGGAGGCTCAGTATAAGCAAAGTCAGAAAGAGCCATCTGGAGATCAGAACGCAGCTTCAGAACCTTCTTCTTGTGTTTCTTTGGAAAGCCCGGATCAGCCAGAAGCCTGCCCAAAAACTCCAGATAAGTCACCATTACTCTTACGGGAGTTGCAAGCAGAGGTAAGCCAGTTGAGGCGTCTAAGGCTTCGTATATATGGCGATGTTCAGAAGATGATAAAAGCGCAACGGTCGAAGCAGAGACGGCTTCAGACGCTAAGAGAAACTGATGGAAAAAGATGCAGAGATATTTTTCATCCATGAAAAAGATGCACCTTTCCAACAAACAGTGTGATTGCGACATGGGACATACTTTGTCCTGGATCATGGGACGCTCCTTTGTTAATCGTATGGGGACTGAGAGCAGGATAGGGGCGTCCCTGAATTTGTCAAGTTTGAAAGCGCGGCTTGGGAGGCTGAGCCGCCCTTCCAAATTTGCGAGAGACCTACAGCTCCGGGGCGGGTGGAGTCGACGCCCCCGCCCTTTTGCTTATGCTGTAGGGATTAAAAGGAGTATGTAGAATGAAACAAAGATATAGGTTCTTCCCAGCAATCGAACGTAACATTATGGCGTTTGGTGATGATGCAGACCCTGAACTGCATATCATAGGGAGACGCCCTAACAAGGTTTTTAATCTTTGAATTGGGGGTGTTAGGATGACCTGGATAAGTGTAAAAGAGTATGCTGCTCTGATCGGAAAGAGCCGCCAAGCGGTTCTAAAGGCAATCAAGAATGGGAAATTACAGGCCAGGTTGGTGCCAGGATCGGGGGCAAGAGGGACAGTATATGAAATATTGACTGACAACCTGACAACCCCTGACAACCTGACAACCCCTGACAACCTGACAACCCCTGACAACCTGACAACCCCTGACAACCTGACAACCCCTGACAACCTGACAACCACTGCACCCATTGAAACAGCTATTAAGGAATCCTTAATAGCTGAACAGGCGATTAGCAAAGAAGAGCCACAGCCCATTCCAAAGCGGAGCGCCGTGATTGAGTATGTCCCATACCACAAAATGGGTGAAGCTCAACTATACGCGTTATTGTTGCAGGAGATAGACCGCCGACTGCGGGAGGCGGAGAGCAGAACGCAGGAATGGAAACAGATCACGGAAGAGTATAACCAGGGTGAGCTGGTTCCGGAACTGAGAAAGCTGAAGGGCAAGCGGAGTGAAAGGGGGTTGCGGTTTTGGTATCAAAAGTGGCAAGACAATGAGCAGGATATGTTCCAGCTCATCCATAAAAATACAGCCCAGATACGGGGGCGGAAGGTAACGCAATTTGAGCAGGACTACCTGCTGAATCTTCTTCTGCGGAACAGCAAGATTAGCATAGGTAGCGCGATCACTGACCTAAAGGATGAGGCCAGGGAGTGCGGTTTTGAAAGCCCCAGCAGCAGGGCAACGCTAAAAAGGTGGTGCAATGACTGGGCCGCTGAACATCCGGCTGTGTGGGGGCAGGCGCGGAAAGGTGACAAGTGGGTGCACGACAATATTATTCCGAGCATTAAACGGGATATGAGCGGGATCAAGTTTGGCGACGTGCTGATCGCCGACGGGCATGTGGTGGCCAATGACATCATCAATCCGGCGACAGGCAAGGCATGCAGACTGACGCTGATAATGTTTTATGACTGGGCGTCCAGATATCCCGTGGGCGCAAGCCTGGCATACACAGAGGACAGTGTTCACATCCTGACCGCGCTACGCAATGCGATTCTGCAGTTAGGTTTCATTCCACGGGCTGTTTACCTGGATAACGGCAAGGCATTCAAGAGCAAGCTATTCCATGAAAAAGCAGATGAGCATGACCTGGAGAAGGAGCTGGCTGGTATATTCCCACGGCTGGGGATATACGCGCACTTCGCGACACCGTATAATGGGCGCAGCAAAGCGATAGAGAGATTTTTCAAAACGATGCAGGAAGAATGGGAGCGGTTTATGAGCAGCTTCCGGGGCGCCAAGATATCGGACAAGCCAAGCCATTTGATGCGCAATGAAAAGTGGGCCAGGGAGATGTTTGCGGGCAAGCCTATGGAATATGACGAAGCGCTAAACATGGTATACGATTGGGTGCGTAACAAATACGGCAACCGCATGCATTCAGCGTTGAATGGCAAAACTCCATATGAAGTCTTCTCGGAAAGCGAAAGGCCAGCGGACAGAGTGATCGATGAGCACGAACTGGATATCCTGATGCTAAAGGCGGAGCGCAAAAAAGTGCGCAAGGACGGAGTAATGCTGATGGGGAACATGTATTGGGCTAAAGAACTGGTGGACTATGTATTGCAGCCTGTGGTGATCCGTTATGATTATTGCGACCTAAACAGCATCCTGGTGTATGATATGCGCAGCCGTCTGATCTGCCAGGCGGAACTGGTGGAGAGCGTACACGGGTTTGCCGTTCTAAGCGATAATCCTCTGGCATACCACAAGGTGAAAGCCAAAATCACAGAGCAGAGGCAGATGGCCGGGCTGATCCGGAAAGTCACCAAGATGAAGATGAAGGCCAGCAAGGATGGGGTGGAGAGAGAACTGGCAAAACACCAGGAAATAATCGACGCGCGCCGCGCCGCAATTAAAGAACACAACCCGCTATTTAAGAGCCCTCCAAGCATGCCAAAGATTGAAAAGCGGCTGGATGTGAATGACGAGGTGGCGGAGCTGGAGCGGATCGCGGAGCGGCATGAGGAGCCGGTTCCGGTCGCGGCAGAGACTGTCCAGGAGGAGAGTCCGGCAGCCGCAGCGAAAGAGGATAGTGTCACAATATTAGAGGATTTACTGAAAGAGGATAACGCGGAACTCGCGGAGACAGTGAGTTTTGCGGAAATGCAAAGAATCATAGGAATAAAACAGTAGAGGAGACCCAATGAAAGAAGGAAAGTTAGCCCGTATCAGCAACGTCATATCTGCGGATCGGTGCGTGGAGTATCTGCTCAACCGGCCCAAGCTGGAGATGGTGGGCCTGGGCCTGATCTATGGGCATCCGGGCCTGGGAAAAACGACCTACGCGCAGCGGATGGCGTTCAGCAGAGGCTGGATATATATCCGCCTGGAGAGCTACATGACGCCCAAAACGTTCGCGGTGCACCTGAAGCAGATGCTGATGCAGCACGTGGGGATGGGCAACCATCCGGTCATAGGCAGCGCGGCGTCGGTGTTCCAGGAGTGCATCGGCCTGCTGCGTGAGCATCCGGAGATAGTGATCGTGATAGATGAGATCGATTACGCTTTTAGAAACTACCAGCAGCAGATTTTGGGCGCGATCCGCGACATCGTGGACGAGACCTTGGCGGTAGTGATCCTGGTGGGCATGCAGAACGCCAAAGACAGGTTATACCAGATAAACCGCTATTATTTCGACAGATGCGGCGTGTTCTGCGAGTTCCAGAGTCCCACCAAGAAAGATATTGCCATCTTAATGGCCACGGTGATGGATGTGGGCTTCGGTGAAGACCTGGTGGATTATATCGCGAAAAGGAACCAGGGAACGCTGCGGGACACCATCAAGCTGATCCACAGCGTGGAGAGCGTGGCGAAGGTCAAGAAGATAGATAAGATCAGTGTTAGGGATTTGGAGGGATGATGGCGGATCAGCAGAGAGCGGATAACTTTGTGAACGGTTGGCGGCTGCCGTTCAGTGAAGGAATATTCAGCGAAATGACGGGGCTGCCTGCCAGGAAATACCTGAAAGGCTACCTGGAGCGCGGGCTGATTCGAGAGATCGAGCCGGGGATATTCGTAACAGTTCGGAGCCACAGTTGGAGTATGGCCAGCCCCAAGCTGGACTGGAGATATACGCGGGAGAGCGCGGAGCTGGTGATGTCCGCCCTTCCGGAGCGCAGCATGCGCAGGATAGGGCGGAAGATAAGCCGGAGCAGGCAATGGGTGTTCAGATACATGGAGGCGTTAGCGAGTCTGGGCGCAGTGTCCTGGGATGGCAAAAGCTACGTAAAAACGGGCACAGGTGACCTGAACAGACTGGGTGTGGATGTGGAGAAAGGCATCCTCTCCAGGCTGAAAAGAGAAGCAAGGGAGGCAAAGAATGCAAGTACAGGCAGTTAATGAGCTTGACAGTCCGGCCTGCAGAGAGCTGCGGCGCAAGATTCAGGCGATCCGGATCAAGCGGTTGCGGTGGTCTGATTACGTGTTCCACTATGTGATGAACGGGCTGGGATATGGCGAGAGCCTGCGCGCTCTGGACGAGGACAGGCTGCGCGAACTGTGGGGCATCCTGAAGAACTACAGGAGGCATGGGCGTCCCGCTGCGTACAATTATGACAAGCAGGGGCGGTATATGCACTACCTGATGATAGGCGCGGGCTGGTCTGAACAGCAGTTGCGCGCCTTTATGATAGTAAATTGGAAGAAGACGCACTGGAACCTGCTAACTTCAGGCGAGAGGCAGGAACTGATCTGTGTTTTGCAGAGCAATCAGAGGGGGGATAAATGAGCCTGTGGATAGTTATAGTAGCGCTGGCCTGGACTGTTGGCAGTACCGCAATGCTGCTGGTCGCGGTGGCGGCAAACATGAGGCTGGAAGAGGATGTCCGGGTACGCCTGGAACTGAAACAAGAGGAATGCCGGTATTGGATCAAACGGTACAATGAAGAACGCCTCAAGGCAGCGGCCGCCCAGGACACAATCGAGGCACAGCGTAAGCGGTGGCCAGTGATTCGAATAATTCGAATACCTGGGGCAGTGATCAAGAGAAGCGGGGGCGGGCATGATTGAGGTGATAGGCGTGGATGTGATGTGGTTTGGGCCGTGGTGCCTATACACAATACTGATAACTCTATTAGTTCTTTTTAATCATAACGATAAGAGAGGTAAAGGAATGGATAATCCAACCATAGTCAGTGAAGATAAAGCAGAGAAGGAAAGCTTACACTTTTACCGCGAATATAGGGCAAGGGGGATATTGAAGGCTGATGAAAACGTAATATTAAGGCAGTTGACGGCCAACATCGATGATGATCGAACGCTATGTCTAAGCTACTTCCTGGACGGATCAATGATGGTTTTCTGCTGGCGCGATAATCCCGTTTACGTGCATAGTGGCGTGAGCCTTGATCGCCCCAGCAGGCAGGGGAAGCGTAAAGCGATAGACTACGTGATAAGGGTAACAAATGAGGCTCTTCAGTATAGCGATATAAATGAGGAGCTGGGCATATGATAATGACAGAAGACTTTATGAAGCTGAATAGCAACACGCGCAACATGCTGATCCTTATCGATATGGTAATTACCAATCTGAGTGATGCGGCGGTGTCGATCATGGATAATCCGGAACAAGTTAAATCATTTTTAACCTATCTGGTGCAAGTTAATGAAACGATAATAAAATACAAGAATAAGGAGATTCAAGGTGAAGAAGAACAAGGAAAGGAGGATTTAGATGCCAACCGGATACAGTAAATGTCCTGTGTGCAACGGGAAAGGCACATTAACGGAAGACAGCCTGGAGTATGAATTCATCACCAGAGACCCGATCACGAGCCGCTGTCCGGTGTGTGCTGGTAAAGGTGTCCTGAACCCGCGCAAACTGCTGCCCAACGGACAGGAAGCGCATACGATCATGCCCAAGAAGCAGAAAGCCGCAAAGCGCCTTAACGTGAGCAGAAAAGCGGTTGTGGCGGATGTGGACACGGGTGTCGGATACGAACCAGAGGAACGAAAGGAACCTTATGAACCGCCCCGTTTCGTGGAGATGGCACTTAATCCGCGGCTGCAAAAGGTGTTAGCCAGCGGCAAGGAGTTCCTGATCGTGACTGAAACGGAGCCGTATTATCTGGACGTGTACCGGATGATCCGGATGCAGGAGCGGCTTCAGGGCACCTGGAGCGCAGAGGATGAGGAGCGCTATGTTGAGGCGCTGGAGGCGGCATTGGATAAAATGACAAGGGAGGCTTGTAATGGCTAAAATAGTGAAAAAGGGCAATGCCCGCTACTGGGTTGATGGCGAAGGAGTGGAGACGCCGGAGAAATACATTGACCCGCGAATTAAGGAAAGGGACGCGTTTGTGTCACGTTTGGTGGAAAAGGCCAGGCAGATGAACCTGGTGCTTACCAATTTCAAACGCCAAATGGAGACGGAGATCGCTGACTTCCTGCAAGAAAGCGCGCAGCGCGAGGGAGAGGAGTGGGTCGGCGGAACCACACTCTGGAACTTCAGCATGGATGAAGCTGTCCAGATAAAGATTGCTAAAAGATTTGTGTTTGACGAAAAACTCAATATCGCAAAGCAAAAAATAGATGAATGTATAAAAACCTGGTCACCAGGCTCCAACGAGAAGATCGTTGCCCTGGTCAACCGCGCCTTTTCAGTAGATTCCAAAGGCGAAGTGGACTCCCGCCAGATCATCGGCCTCCGCCAGCTCAAGTTCTCCGACCCGCTCTGGCTCGAAGCGATGGAACTCATTGCGGACTCTATGAAAGTCCAAAGCTCTAAGACCTACTTCTATTTCCAGCAGGCAGGGCCTGACGGGAAAATGGAAAGCATACTGCTGGATTTCGCGTCAATATAGGTATGGAACTCAAAGAGTTGTGGAACATAGCCAAGGAACTGGTGGGTGAGGACGACCTTACCCGCCGGTTCCGCGCCTGGTTGGGGACAGTGATCCGTAACGCCCGTATGAAGCGGGATAGATGCAACTCCACAGAGCTGGAGACCCAGGACGTCAAAACCATCCTGGCTGACCTGAATGAACGCAGCAAGAGCCGCTTCCAGGTGACGGACAAGGCGCTCCAGATGATCCGCGTGCTGCTGAAGCAGGGCTATAGCGTGGACGATTTCAGACGGGTGCATGAGATCAAGTGCCTGCAATGGCTGGGGAATGAGCAGATGGAGTACTGCCTGCGTCCCAGCACGCTCTACAGGCCGAGCCACTTCGATGAATACCTGGCAGAGTGGCACCGCTCGGAGCAGGTGAAACGTGAGGCAGCAGCCAAGAAGACGGCGGCACAGACCACAAAAAGCGCGGAAGATGCCAAGGTCGAGGCCCGCGAGCGCGCGGCGCAGGTGGCGGAACTGAACCGGAAACAGTGGCACGAGTTCGAGACCTGGGCGGAATTCGTGAGGCACACCCGGATGATGATAAATTATTGGATAAGTTTGGGAATCGATAAAGGAGTTGAAAATGAGAAATACAGATATCGCTCAGCTCCGTTCGGAGCTTGAGTATCTTAAGTCACTCTTGGGCCAAATGCCTGATTCCGAGGTATTAAACAAAAAATCATTACAATATCGTATGAGCCAAGTTGAAAGTGAACTGAAGGGTTTGGAGAACATATGGATGCGAGAACCCGCAAGAGCCATAGTCAGATTCAAGGGTGATCCGGTTGTAGGCACACATGGAATATTTGCAAAGTTCGGGACTGAATTTCCCCGACCTGGAGAGCCTGCGGGATTACCTTGGCAAAGCTCCAACGCGGATCAGGGAAATGAGGCAGGAGCCTCGGATGTCGCTGCTGGTGATTACCGGGCAGAGTCCTGAATGGGCAGAAAAGGAATACAGTGAAATCAAAAGGGGAAAAAGTGATGGTGAGAGCAGATAAGTATTACCGGCCAGACGAGATAGCGGAACTGCTGAACGTGGACAAGGGGACGGTGTACCGTCTCATCCGGGACATAGAAGACCCTTTGCCCGCGCTACGACTCTCAAAAAAAGGTGCCTTGCGGGTGGCGGGGAGGGACCTGCAGGAATGGATGGAAAATCACAAGGTGCATCCGGAAGACGAGTGACCCCGGCCCACGCCGGGGTTTTTATTGGTTGGCGCAAAAATATTGTGGCAGGTGTAGGCAGGTGTATTTGACAGGAAGGCGGCCGCGTGCCGCAATAGGCTCCGTATGGCAAACAGTAAGATTTTCAGGGAAAAAAAGGAGCTTGCCTTCGAGGCTTATCTGGGCGGCAGAACCGATCCGCGCGAACTCGCGGAGCTGGTAGGCTGCAGTCCGGTCACTGTCCGGAAGTGGATAGCTGCGAACAACTGGGACAAAATGGAGAGTGAAGAGCGCAAGCTGATGCGCGACATCTCGATCCAACAGAAAAAGGCTTACCTGGTTGCGCTCAAAGAATACGCCAAAGACCCTAAAAACACTGCGCTGCAGAGCCTCGTGTCGTTTATCAAGCAGCAACAGAATAAGGAGGTGCCGTCCCGTGAGCTCAATGATTATATAGTTAAGTTTCTTGACCAGGTGGTGGATTACATGGCAAACAACAATCTGACCACGCTGCTTAAGCTGTTCCAGGCCAATCTGATGGACATCGCAGAATATTTAAGGGTGATAAACAGATGACAGTCGCAGGTGTCCAGGCATGGGCCTCCTCCGCCGAGTGCGGCGGGCATCCTCACCGCCGCGCCGCTTTTTTTCGTAAAGCTATAAATGGCAGCAGATTGAACTATTCGATAAAGTCGAACAGTTGGTTTCCCTCCCAACCCGCAGCAGCCCCGGCCAGCGGACAGGCTGGGGCTGCATCCTTTTGGGGAGGGGTGGATGAGTGATCTGCTGATTAAAATCCTGTTTACCCTGCTGTCGCTATACGCAGGTGTGCTGACCTGGCTGGCCCGGACAGCCTGGCAAAACATCCGTGAAAACGCGAAAAGCATAGAAAACATAAGGCTTACTTGTGCAGCGTGCAAGAAGGAAAGCCATGAGGACACAGAAAAAGAGGTTCAGAAGTTAGTGGATAAAATAAGTGAAATGATAGATGAGAAATTAGATGCCTGGTGGGCAAAGATAGAAAACAATCTAATGAACGACGGGAGGTTACCGCCGCGCCGCCGTAACAAACAGGGGAGTTAAATGCAAAAACCTACGCAAATTGACGCGTTCATGGGCGACACAGTCAATATCCGCATCGCCGTTTATGGCGATAACGGGCAGCCTTTTGACCTCGCAACCAATGGCCTGACCAACGCCCAGCTCCATGTGCAGGGCATGGGCCAGCCGCTGGCCGGGACAATTGAGGGCAACCTGGTCGCTTTCAGAATCACACCTAATCAGGGGCTGGGTAAGGACCAACACAACTTCTATGCCCAGGTGACAGGTAAGACATGGCCATCCGACCGGTACACCATCGCCCACGGCGTGATCACCATCCATGCGTTGCCAGAGATATGAAGATAGACGTCTGCGTAACATGCACATTACCGTCAAATCCGCGGTTGCGGTATCAGCCGCCGCCGCGGATCGAGTGCGGGCTACTCGAACCAGTGATCACAGCGCGGCCAATCCATCATATAGATGGGCTGGTGGCCAACGCCTTCCCCGTGGATAACACCGGGGCGTCGCAGTATGTAGATATCAGGCTGGCCCGCGACAGTGGCTACATTATTGCCGATGCGCGGGGTTTAGGATTTGATACCCAAACGCCCGGCCAGCGCGATACAAAAGCGCGGTTGGTGCGCGACAAGAATGAAGTATTAGGAGGAGACGACAAACAATGAAAAAAACCATATTAGCCTGTCTGCTGCTGTCTGTCGCGCTGTTGGGCGCGCAGACTTATTATAATCTAAAATACACCTGGGAGGAGATCGACTCCCTCCTTACCAACGTCCGGGATTCCATCCCTAACCAGATCAATTCCAAACTGGATAAGGACTTCAGCCACATCCGCCTCCCTACCAACCCGGGTGTCCCCATCATTATCGACCTGCCCATCCACGCCAGCCCTCTCGACACGGAGCACGGCTACATCCTGGCTGTGGATAGCACTTCAGTCCTCCGCCTCGCAGCCCACACCACCGATGGCTATACCACCGACCGCTATTCGGTCACCATCGGCCCTTCCGTGCCCGACCCCGATTACGCCCTCTCTGTCGCTGGCCCCGCAGTGGCGTCCTCCTGGGACGTTGCCGGTGCTGACTTCGCCGAGTGGTTCCCCATCGCGGAAGGCACTGCCCCACCCGTCGGTACTCCCGTCGTTTTCGATCCCGCCGGACGTGTCCGCTTCTTCCGTGTAACCGCGATCTATTAAGGAGTTTAACACATGGTAACAAACTTAAAGAAACACGCCCTCGTGGGCTTTGCCGTCGGCCTCCTCGGCGCCCTCCTGGTGCTCAACCTCTGCCCCTGGATGGGACGCGCCCCCAATCAGCCCATCACCCCGCCGATGGCGCGCACCGCTATCGTTGGCTCCCTTGTCTTCGCCGGCCTCACTGTGCTCTGGGAACTCGGCCAGCAGCTCGCCGCCATGCTCTCCTCCTCCCGCCGCTTCCCCCGCGTAAAAGACACCATCGCTGACCTCATCGTTGGTAATCTGGCATTTAATTTGCCCTGGCTCGTCATTACCCTCGGAGCTTACGCCGGCAACATCCTCCGCCCGTGACCGCCTTTCCACCTGAATGAAAAACTTCACCCAAAAGCAACACAAGGCCCTGGCTGAAATAGCAGCCAGAACAGCGCACCTGCGCCCGTTCGCCGATTGCAGCCCGCAGGTGCGCGCCGAGCGTATTGAGCGCGCTACAGGTGACGGGTGGGGGGCGTTCTCATATTTTTGTGAAACGTATTTCCCACATATATTTAGCTTACCTTTTTGCCAAGCCCACGAAACGATGTTTGCGGAGGTTGAAAAGAGTACCGGAATCATCGCCATTACGGGCTTCCGCGGGCTGGGCAAAACGGTTCTGATGGGAGTGGTCTATCCAATCTGGAGGATCATCAAGGGGGAGAGGTTCGTGATCCACACAGCCGCGGACAGCGACCTGGCAGAGGAACGGACAGCCTTCACCCTGCACGAACTACAGAACAACCAGCGCATCCTGACCGATTGGCCTGAACTGAAGCCGGTTGACCAGGACAAGGAAGATTTTTACCTGCGAAACAAGGCGCGCATCAGGGCGCGGTCAATCAAACAGACGCATCGGGGAACAATTAATCCCAAAACAGCCAGGCGTCCCGGTCTGATAGTCTGTGACGATATCGACAAAGAGGAGAACCAGGGCAACCAGACCATAGGCCGGAGGCGCATGGAGAAGATCAGCCAGGAGCTGGCAGGGGCGCTCGCGCCGGACGGCGAGGGCAAGATCATCTGGCTGGGGAACCTGGTACATCCCAACTACGCCATCTGTCAGTTCCTGGAGCTCATATCCGGCGAAATTCGCGCAGATAATCCGAATATAGACCTGGAGCATAGGACAGTGCTGAAAGCGCGTGAAAAAGCAATTTTGCGCTTTTCCCTGGAGGATCAGCGGGGCAGGTCAACCTGGGAGGCGCAGTACCCCACGGCCAGGTTGCCTCTCTTGCGAGCCAAATACGGGCATACGGGTTACCAGCGGGAGATGCTGGGACAGCCCGTGATCGAGGGGAACGTCTTCAAAAACCACTGGTTCACGAAGTGGAAAAACTTGCCGGAGCCCAGGGAGATTAAGCGGGTCTGGATGTACGCTGATCCAGCGTGGGGACAAAAGGGCTGTTACAAGGCGGTAGTCTCCATAGGATACGACGGTAGGCGCTTTTACGTGATCCATGTCTGGATACGGCAGACCGAGAACACCAAGTTCTTCAGATACCTGTATGACGCCTACCATGAGCTTGACCGTGTGTATGGCGTGAAGTTCAGGGCAGCGATAGAGACGGTCTTTGGCCAGGCGCGTATCCTGGCCGATTTCGACGACTGGGCAGACAAGAACGGTCTGCCGCCTATCAGCCACAGAATCAAGCACATAGAGACCAAAGAGAATAAAAACCTGCGCATCGAGAGAACCGAGACCAGCATCGAGACAGCCGCGGTGCTGTTTCCGGACGGGCAGGACACGCCCACGCTGATCAGCCAATTTCTGACCTATCCGGATGGCTATCTGGACGGGCCGGACGCGCTGGCCGGATGCCTGGAGAGGTTCCGCGAATACAACATAGGCAGGAACCGCGTAACAGTGCGGAGGTTCAGGTTCTAATGAACTATTACGACAGGCTGATGCTGGATTATTACCGGGTGCTCAACAACGCGTGGCGGAAGGAACTGCGTGAGGCAGCTTACCAGGCGATACAGATGCTGAGCGAGCTATCCGACGCGGAGCGCCTGGACAAGGGCAGGATAGACGCGCTGATGACCGTAATCAACCAGAATCTGGGTAGTGATTTCATGATGGCAGTATCGAGAGAAACAAAGGCATTCGTGGAGCGCAGCCTGCGTCTGGGGCTGCAGGATGTGCGCACCCAGGTGAAGGCGAGTATCTCGATAGGACTGTGGGGAATAAAAGACCAGCAGTTAGCCAGTCAAATCCAAAACCAAAACCTGTTTTGGATTGGGAAACATTTTGGGACGGATATCAGTGACGGGTTCAGGAACACCCTGACAAAGGCTATGGAGCAGGGATTTACAAGGGAACAGCTTGCCAACGCGCTGCGTGAGCAGTTCAGCGACCTGGGGGAAAAGAGCCATGCTTACTGGCAGGGCCTGGCGGAGCATACTGCGCTGAGGATTCGTGAGTTTGGGCGGCTGTCCGGGTATGAGAAAGCGGGGGTGAAATATTACCGGCTGGTGAATCCGATGGATGACCGCACCAGTGAAATATGCTGGGCGCTGGTGAGCCAAAACAAGATTTATCCGCTGGATGTGGCGTTGGAAGTGCGCGACAACCTGATGGATATCGACGTGAACGCGGAAGGGCTGGAAGAGGCAAGGGAACAGGTAAAGGCGCTGGCTCCGTGGGTAAGGGAGAGCCAGATTGAGCGGGACGCGGATGGCAATCCCGTGGGGATTAGCGGCGCGCACACGCCGTTTCCGCCGTTTCACTGGAAGTGCAGGACGGAGACGGAGATAGTGGAGTAGAGCTGGTTTCAGCCTACCATCAAGGCCGGATTCCCGGCCTTTTTTTATTTCTTGATGAAAAAACTGTGGCAGGAGTGGGCAGGCGTATTTGACACCGGTTCCGTGAATGAAATATGTGGGGTTGATAGGAGAACACATGGAACCCAGCATTATGAACCAGGCAAAAGCACAGCTCGTCAGGCATGAAGGCCTGCGGCTGAAGCCGTACCGCTGCACAGCGGGCAAGCTCACGATCGGCGTGGGCAGGAATCTGGAAGATAAGGGCATATCCCAACAGGAGGCTTACGAACTTCTGGAAAATGACATCAGGGAATGTGAAGTCCAGCTTCTGACGGAAATCCCAGACATCTACCTGAGCCTGGACATCAATCGTAAAGTTGTATTGATAAACATGTGTTTCAACCTGGGGATCAAGGGTCTGATGGGCTTCAAGAACACACTGGCCTTCATTGCGGCAAGGGATTGGGAGCGCGCCGCCAACAATATGCTGGCCTCCAGATGGGCAAAGCAGGTAGGGCGCAGGGCCATTGAACTGGCCGAGATAATGAGGAAGGGCGAATGAGGGCTATCCCTGTCGATCCGCCCCAACTGGTCACAATCGTGAATCTGCCGGAGGATATGGCGCGCAACCCGCTGTGGACTGAGCACGCCCCGCTGGTGGTGCGGCAGATGGCGGGGATATGCCAGGAAGACTGCTTTCAGGCCGCCTGTTCTGACGCGCTGGCCGGAGATGAGCCGGAATACGTGGCGTTCCGTTATGGTTACGCGTTTTTAATGCTGGCGTCAGTATTAGAGTTTTTGAATTTGAAGACCATTGGTGAGGGCATCGTGAAGTCCATTGGGTTGGATCAGTCCGCCACCGAGCTCCTGACAGGGAGCGAAATAGACGCTTTTAAGGCCAACCTGGAGCGGCGCGCCCTGGAAGCGATGAAAGCGTATCTAAATGAAGCCGGATTAGCGCTCCTGGATGAACTGAAGCCCAGGCAAGCGCGTGTAATCAGGGCGGGAGTGATCTGATGCCGGACAGTCCGGATGAGGTAATGATTCAGATTTACCAGGCAATCTACACTGCGCTGGAAGGCAAACTGCATCTGATCGGCAGCATAATCAGTCGAGACGCGAAGCGTGAGACACTGGCTCAAAACATCTACGATAAGGGCGACTTCTACGCCAATACGGGTTATCTGGTCGAGACTGATCCGGATGGCATGATCCTGAGAGTGGGGTCGAATGTGAAACATGAGCCGTATGTCTTGGGCGGCAAAGTGCCGTCCTGGACACCGATCGCGCCACTGATCGCCTGGGTGGAGCGTAAACACCTGTCCTGGACAGACAAACAGACAGGTAAGGCGCTAACGGTAAAACAGATAGCCTATATTATCCGGGGCAAGATAAAAGCGGAAGGCATTGCCGCGCGTAATGTCTTCCGAACAGTGATAGAGAACAAGGAGGCGTGGATCATGCAGCAGCTCAACAGCATCGAGGTGAGGCTATGACGAATAAGGAAAAAATGCTCTATGAACGCGAATCCATACGCCAGGCGCTGGTTGGCGCGAACGTGATGGAGGTGGCGTTCAACAAGGACGACATCCCCAAACAGCTTCCCGCGGCAATAGTGGTTTTGGAAGGCGAGACAGGGACAAAGGGCACATCCAGGCGGTATTTGGACACAGACATAGCCTGGACTGTGTTTTTGATCGTGAACGCCAGCAATGAGCGCGACCCTGATGCCAGGCTGTACGAACTGAAGGAAAGTTTCAGGGAAAATTATCAAAGGGCCATGTACCGCGATATTCCAGAAGTCGAATACTATACCAGCCGGATAGACGGTTCCAGGCTGGTGCGCATCGCCAAGATCAACCTGCTGAAAAGTGGAACGGGGGCGGGAGCATGATAGTACGGCGCCTGGGCGGGCATAAGATGGCGATAAGCTGCGCTTCCGACCTGCTGGAGCAGAAATACAGGGCCGAGGCCGTAGACCTGAGCAAGCTGACCAGGGTCGGCAAGCAGTTAGTCAGCAAGGCAGCCGAGGCCAAGAAAGTGGTCTCTCCGCCGTACTCGATGGGCAAGCTGCTGAACCTGTTAGACACAGACGAATATCATTCTGGTTGCATCGACGCGCTGACGATGGCGACGGTCATGCAGTTCGAGTGCAAAAACAAGCAGGTGAATGGCTGGATGGAAGCGGCTGATTTTCCTTCCTGTGAAGACCAGACCAGCCTTTTGGCGGAGCTGATGAAGTTTTACCTGGCCTGCGGCAACGGCTTCCTGGTCAAGATGAGGAATGCCAAAGGCGAGTGGGTAGGGCTGGAGAGGATGCTGCCCAGTGAGGTACAAATAGTAGAGCAGTATGACGATCACGGCTTTTTTAAGCCCAACTACATCCAAGTAAAGGGCAACCAGAAGAAAGATTACGCCTACGCAGATATAATACACATAAAAAAATCCACCCACAGGTCAAACGCCTGGGGCCTCGCCTGTTTACCCGTCGCACTGAACATTGAAATTTTAGGCGAGATCAAGACGTTTGACTACAACAACTTCAAAAACGGACTGATGGCTGACTTCTTCATAATCGTGGAGGGCGGCACGTTGAGGGACGGAACTGTCCTGGATGAGCAGGGCAACGAGGTGATCACGGACGCGTTCCACGAAATTGAAGAGGCGCTGACTGAGGCGAAAGGCAACACCAAGAGCCATTCCACCGTGCTGATCGAGAGCGAAAACAGGGACGTAAAGATACGCCTGGAACCGCTCAGACAACAAGACAGGGATGGCGGGTTCACAAGCCTGAAGAAGGATTTGAGAGAGGGCATCCTGGCCTACCACAGGGTGCCCGCAAGGATCGTGTCGCAACTAATCCCGGGCCAACTGGGCGGGGACAACAGCAGCGACATGCTGCTGTTTTACCAGTTCGTGGTTAAGCCGTTGCAGAACAGGCTGGCCCTGGTGCTGGCAAACGAGTTCAACTATGAATTTCAATGGGGTGTCAGGCAGCAGGACTTCGAGTTCGGAAACCTGACAGAGACGTTAAAAAATGAAGACGAGAGGCTGTTTGACAGCCTCCGCAACCGATAAGGAGAATCAATGAAACTGTTTCGGAAAAGGCGCATTCTCAAGGGAGAACTGCGCAACGTGGACGTGAACCTGATCAGTCTGCTGTTTGACGAGTTCAAGCCCGCAAACATGCGGGGAGCCGTCATCAAGAGCGCTGATGGCAAGGGACACTACAAACCCGTCGCGGTAAGCGGCAAGTTCAAGAGCGAGACGGTGGGAGACCAGGGCCTGCTCTACGTGACGGTCATGGAGCCGGACACAGTGGACAGCCAGGGGGACTCCTATTCCGCAGCGGAAATTCAGAAGGCAGCCACTAATTTCCTTAAAAAAGGAGTTGTGGGCAAAAATGACGTAAACCACAATAATCAGCCCGCCCCGGAGTTCGTGATTGCTGAAAGCTACATCTTGAAGACCGCCGACAAAGAACACTTCCCGGACACCAAGGTCGGTTCATGGGTCGCGGTGCTGAAGTGCACAGACCTGAACTCCGAACTGTGGCAGAAGGTCAAAAAAGGGCAGTTCAACGGCGTCTCGATCGCGGGCTGGGCGGAAGACAGCGGCGACAACAACGCGGAGGTCGTGGCTGAGCTGAAGCAGCAGATGGCCGAAATCCGGAAGGCACTGGGCGATAATCCGGGGCCGGAGAGCGAAAAGGTGTTGGCCAAGCTGCAGACCAGGATAAACGAGCTCGAAAAGGCCGACGAAAACGCGGCCACCAAAGAGCTGATCAAGGCATTCACATCGGAAATCAAGGAGCTTTCTATGAGCATCAGCCGCGCAATCCGCAAGAGTCTGAACGGCGAACCTGACGGGGGGGTGGAAAAAGACCGCGAGGTGGTGATTGACGGCAAGAAGATCGTCATCAAAGCGGCCAAACGCGAAATTTACAAGGGAATCGCCCAGGTGGACGGCGGCAGCCCCATGAACATCCTGACCCCCACAACCACCAGCCTGTTCATCGACGAGGTAGTGGGCTCCGTGGATGACGACACGCTGAACGACATCACTGTCGTTCCGCTGCTGAAAGACGAAAAAATCGATGCCGGAATCGTCCAGGACATCATTCTGAACAATAGCCTCGATCCCGCCCCTGTGCTGGCCCAGGACGTGGCGAGCGCGGACATCAGTTGCGCGACAGGAATCCTCACCGGAGAGTTCTCCCTGGGAAGGGATGTGGTCGAATTCTACAAGGACAAGCATGGAGAAGACGCATTTGGCGCTTACGTGGAGAACCACATCGCCAAAAAGGTGTCCAAGGCCATCAAAAAGCTGCTGTTCCAGGGAGACCGCAACTCCGCCACCGCGACCATCAAGGCGCTGAACGGCGTGATCAAGCTCGCGTCTTCAGCCAATAAGGTGGTGAACATCGACAGCGGAGACTATCCGGCTTTTGCCGACCGCTTTGAGCAGGCCCTGCTGAGCTTCAGTGAGGACGTTCTGGCAGAACAGGCCAACTTCGTCTTCTACGTCAGCAACAAAGACCTGGTGCGCCTGCGCGCAGAGCTCGCCCAACGTGAGACTGGGGCGGGTGACCGCTTCCTGCTGGAAGGCGGAAACGTGTTCTTCTCCGGCATCCCAGTGAAGCCGCGCTTTATGCCCGACGGGTATATCATCGCGGGGTTGCCCAAGTTCATAATTATCGGCTATCGCACCGATGCCGAGCTGAAGGTGGAGCACCACGGCAAGGATTGGAAGTACCACTGGTATGTGAGAGTCCGCCCTGGAATCACCTACGTGGACGGGTTCGCAAAGGTGTTCCAGGCTGTCGCAGCCGGAGGGGGTGCGGGATGAAAAAGCATATAATCCTGATCCTGATCCTGGTACTGGCCACTATCCTGGCCGCGCAGACCCTGCCACTCGACAGCAGGCGCAAGATCATGCAGTTTGAGCGCAACTACGAGCTGCTAAAGTTCAACCCACCCGCTGATACTCTGTGGCGAGCCGTTGCAGTCCCTCCGCGCACAACCTCGATCACAATCCTGGCAGGGACAGGCTCGCTGGGGGTGGCTGAAGACTCGCTCTACGTTGTGTCCGGAGTGGGGTATGCGCGTTACGTGAACATCCCGACAAATGTCCCAGTTACGCTTCCCGCGATAGGGAAAACAAAAATATGGATTCGCAGGACGGCATCTGGCACAGCCAGCATTGCCAACATAATTTATCGCAAAATGTGAGGTGATAATATGAACTTCATCATTGAAAACCAACAACTGATTCTGCCCCTTCTGGGCGCGTTAATCGTCTGGATTTTGGGGCTGATCCTCAAAAAACAGATAGATAAGGCCAAAGTTGTTCAGATTCTCACGATCATCCTGGATATTGTCCAGGATATCGCAAATGAACCGGAAACGCGAAACCTGGAAAACCATCAGAAGAAAGAGCTTGCCGTAAGCAGGGTCAACTCCGCGCTTGACCACAAGAAAAAGAACCTGGTTGCCAAGGTCTTTGGTAATATCGGTGCAGCCATCGAGTTCGTTTATAAAAACAGAAAATGGCTGTTCAATGCGGCAGGCAAGCTTATAAAGGCGGTGCTCTGATGGCAAGTCCTTTTGCAAGCAAGCCTACCCTGCCCACAGGCATGACCGCCAACGACCTGGCCTTTGACGCGCTGGTCGAAACCCTGGTGGGTGATAACGTTTATTTTGGCGTTGACCCCCAGGGAGCGGGCTACTCAGAGTCCGACATTGCCACCATTTTCGCAACACAGGCGTCAATCACATCTGAGTTGAGCACGGGGTTCCTGACCTTGGGCGAGCTCGCGGAAAAACCGCTGAAAATCGATTCCAAGAAGGAACAGCTCAAAACCAGAAACTACAAGGTTGGCGGTAAGCGCACCAGCACGTTGAGCCTGACCATTGTGGGTCTGAACGAAAAATCCAAGAACTACCTGGAGTCCACAGCGTTTGAAAGCGCAGCCATCACGATGATCATCCAGAACACGACCAAAGACCGTGTGGTGATCCTGAACAATATGCGCTGGGTGGTTGACTGGAGCGGCGAGACTGACGGTCTGCTGACCGTGGTCTTAAACACCGAATTCTCAGGAAACACAAAAAACCGGATAGTTGTCCTGAAGGACATCCCCGCAGGCGGTTCCGGAACATGATCATGCTACGCCCGAACGGCCCACAAACCCACGACGCGCACACTGCATTGCGGTCTGGTCTGGTCTGCCCCGGTTCATACCCGGGGCCGGGCGTCATTTTTTTATCTTCAGAAAAATTAGAGGAGGCCTAAATGAATAAGACAAAACTCACTTACGCGCAACTGAGGGACATCCTCAGCCTGGTGGTGAAAAACGAGCCGATACGGCTGCGGGTAGAGGATCTGATCCGGGGCAAGCTCGTCAACATCACAGAGATAGAACTGATCGACATGGTGGTGGATTCCGGCGTGGACAAGGACATGATCCGCATTATGTCCGGACAGGACCCTGAGCAGATGGACGCAGTGGACGGGCTGGAGCAGATTGCCGATTTTTTCGCTTATATGAAAGCCAACAAAGAGAGGTTGGTAGGTTGGCTTTCAAGTTTCGGATTAAGAGCGCAGGGACAGGTCAAGAGCACGCGCTCGAAGCCTTCGAAATGACGTTAAGAACCATTGGCTTCACCAGCCAGGACTTTGAACTGATGAGCCTTCCTGAACTATATCTGCGCTACTGCCTGGCATACCGGCAGAGCAAGGACGCCAGCTAATGCCTGAACTGTCCTTCCGCCTGATCATGGACACAGGCGACGCGTCGGTAAAGCTCTCCGAGATCAAGCGTGAAACGGAAGACGTCAAGGGTGCCGTAGAGAGCCCCAAAAAACTAAAAATAGACGCGAGCCAGGCGCTGGCATCCATCCGTGACGTGACGGTGGCTGTGGCGGGTGTTGCGCAGGCAATCAGTGGCATCAGCGCGGGGATAAACCGCCTGCTGGACGCGGAACTGGGGCAGCGGCGCAGCCTGATTCTGGCAACACAGGCGTTTGGCGAGGCCGCGGAAGAGATGAGCGCGTTTGCGGGACAACTGCAGGGGCTGACCAATTTTGAAGACGACCAGCTATTGGCGCTGATGGCCAAGCTGGGCGCGGCGTTTAAGCTGTCCAAGGAAGATGTGAAGGCGCTTACCCCTGTGCTGCTGGACTTTACCGAGGCATTCAGTTCAACGGGCATGACCATCGAGTCCGCAATAGACCTGATGGGGCGCGCTCTGAACGGAAATACCGCGATGCTGGGACGGTATGGAATAGAACTGGACAAGACCAGGCTGGAGATGGAGGGAGTATCCTATCTGGTGGAAAAATTGGGGGGAGACTACGGCGGTACCGCTGAAGCGCTGGCTGATCTGCGCACGCAAAACCGGAACGCCTGGGGAGATATCCAGGAAACTATCGGAGGCATGCTGGCAGAGATCATCCATCCGGTTTTGCAAGGCGTTAAGGCGCTAATGGATGGCTTTAATTCGCTGTCGCCTGTGATGCAGGGTATAGTGGCGGGTGTAGCGCTGGCAATACCGGTCATTGTTACGCTGACCACCACCATCACGGCACTGACTGCAGCGGTAAGCGCGCTGAAGGTCGCCATCAATCCGGTGGTGGGGATTATATCGCTGGTGACGGGGGCTGTTGTTACTGGGGCTGTCGCCATTGGAGCCTATTCTGCCGCAACAAAAACATCCACCAGTGCTATAGAGGCGCAAAAGAAAGCGGCAATAGATCAGCGTGTGCAGTTTGAAAAGCTAATTATGATATACACTGATCTTCACCACGTGCAGGACAGGAGTGAGCAGCAACAAAAGAAATATTTAGAAGTTATAAACGAGCTGATGGTCAAATATCCTAACTATTTGGGTAAAATTGATCTTGAGCGCAGCAGGTGGAACGAGATCAGCGCGGCCATAAAAATCGCGAGGACTCAGTTGCAGGCTTATATCAATCTAAAAATTCAGGAAGCGGTCGTTAAGGACATGGAAAATCAGATTGTTGATGTAAGCACTAAGATTGTTGAGGCAGAAAGCAGACTATATTCTTTGCGCGCAGAGTTTGCAGCAGGAACTAAGAGCGCGATGAAAACAGTTACAACTGTTGCTGACCCGTTACACGGAGGGGGATATCCAGGCACCGCAACAGTGCTAAGTAAATGGGGCATTGAAGCAATGGAGTTAGAGGGTAAAATAAAAAAACTTACCGCTGAACAAGAGAAATTAAATAAGGTAATGCAACAGCGTGTAAAAATTGCTCAAGACATCTATGCCGTTCCACCAACAGATGAAAATAAAGGATTTGGAATAACAAACACAGGAGACAGCAAAAAAACTACCCCGGCTGATACTGATTCAAGTGAAACCGAAATAAGGCTTAGGGAAGCAGAGAACTTAATGGAAGAGCTTGCCAAGTTGCGGCAGACGGAGACAGAACAGCTTGATGCAGAATATGAGCGGCGAAAGGCCATAATCCTGAAACATACTGAAGAAGAGAGTGAGGCGCAAAAACAAGCGCTGGAAGACCTGGGTGTATGGAGAGAAAAGAAAGAGGCAGAAATAACAGAGCGCGAAACGGGCCTGGTAAATGAGAAATTCAGGGCTGAAATCGCGCACCTGTCCAATCTTCAGGAGATGGGAATCAGCAGCTATGATCAGTTGAAGGCCAAGATGGAGGAGTATTACACCTGGGCAAAGGAAAACCTAACAGAGGAAGAGGCCGCGCTGGTACTGAAGCAACTGCAAGAGAGCAACCTGCGCTGGGGAGAGGCCAATAAGGAGCGGGAAGACCGTGAGCGGGAGCATCAGCGGACACTGGCCGACATCAGGTCGGAGTGGGCAGACAGGAACCTGTCGGAAGAGGAACAGGACTTGAACGCGCAACTGACCAGCCTGGAGCGGCACTTTGAGGACAAAAAGGCGCTGATGATCGAGGCAGGGATGACCGAGATAGAGATTGAGCAGTGGATTGCTGAGCAGCGTGAAAAGATCGTAGAGGAATCGGAAGACAGAATCCAGCAAAAAAAGATGGATAAAGGCGCGCAACTGCTGGATAAAACAAGCCAGATCATGGGCAAGCTTGGGGACGCGCAGAATAAAGAGTCCAGGCGCGGGTTCAAGACCTGGAAGGCTATGGCTACGGCGCAGGCAATGGTGGATACAGCCTCTTCCGTATTAGGAGCGTTCCGCTCACAGATATCCATTCCCATATTGGGCCCGATTTTGGCGGCAGCCGAGGCAGCAGCAGCCGCGATATTTGGAATGAAACAAATTGATGAAATCCAAAAGACAGAATATGAGCCTCCACAGGCTGCAGAAGGTGGGTATCTGGACGGCCCGGGACATGACCACGGCGGCGTCCTGATCGAAGCTGAGGGGGGCGAGTTTGTGGTCAAAAAGAGCAGAGTCAGCGCGCTGGGAAAGGGATTATTCGATTTTATCAACTTTGCACCGTTGGCAGCCGTAAGGGACGCGCTGGCTGGACTGCGCTATCCAAACATCCCAATGCCCGCTTTTGCCGGAGCCTTCGCGGGCGGGGGGAGTGTGGCCGGATCGCCGAATATGATGAACGCTCTGCTGTCAGTGATCACTGATCTGAGCGATAAAATAGACCGTCTGGATGTAAAACCCGTGATACAGGTCAATGTTGATCCGTTATCTAATGACCCTGTTAGGGTCTCAGAAATTAATGACGCAGGGAACCGTATCAGAGGCAAGATATGAACCTGTTCCGTGTTGATTTTATCCAGGGGAAACGAGACGCATCCGATTTCGGGCATATAGTCCACCAGATTACTGATCTGGCCGGGGCGAGGAAGATCATCACATTATCTTTGAGCCCTGAAAAAATGAATAGCGAGGCATCTAATTGGGTACGCGAGCCGCGGCGCTGTGTTTTCGAGATGTTTACTGATGCCTGGTTCACTGAACGGGTACTGTCCGGAGATTATGAACATCCGCGTAATATCTGCCATTATGAGGTCAGTGTATACAGAGACAATATTCAGATTTTTAGCGGGATTATTGACACATCGGTAATGTCTTACGAACCTGCCAATAGACTGGTAAAAGTCACCTGTTATGACAAGCTCCGACTGCTGTCGGTATTTTCTGATTTGAAGAACTTGTATTCTGATTATGCGGGCTATCAACCAGGCGCGCTGTTATTGATGTTTATAGGTAAGATTGAATACACGATTCCCATAAGGATACCGAGGTCAATATCTGCTTTTAGCGCTCCGGAATGGAGTCTGAGCGCCAACCAGGAGATATTGCGTTATGAGTTTCCCAATATCGCGCTATTGCCATCAGCACAGCCTGGATGGTCATATGGTTGGGACAGCAGCTCTTTTATCAATCCCGTGAGAGGTTTTTGGCGTGATGGCGGCAGCAACCATTTAGTGTTGTTTGTCGCAATGAAACGAGTGGTGAAACTGACCGGAGCTGATTCGTCAGTATGGTATCAAGGTCGTTATTATGCCAGGATCGTGAAGCTGTTTAATAATATTGCGCCATACATGGTTGCTGAATATGAAAAAACCACGGACTGGATCACGGGTGAGGAGCTGCCCGACGCAAGCGCTGAATTTGAGAATGTGTTTAATCAGGCCGGGTATAACTATAACACATATATTGCATCAGGAAACCTGCAAACATCGATCCTGCTGAACGGTACTTTTTTTGACGCGCAAACGGTAACCGATGGAGGGCGTCCTGTTGGTGTGTTGGTGGTATTTGCTGGCCCTGTCCTGCCAAAATATCTTCACCCAGGAAAGAGTTATGAAACGCAGACATTAGACGTTAGTGACCAGGTGGAAGGTCTGAAAGTAGTGCAGGCCATGCTAATGCTATACAACGCCACGCTGGTGTGTACCGCAGATGACATCTTGCTTTTGAAATCAAGGAGCTACGATCCTGACGCGACTCCAATAGCCATTGCCACTACAGACATCATATCCATGACACTGGCTCGTGAGGCCGCAGAGGTGCCAAATATGGAGGCGCTAAGCGTATATTCCGGGGACACCAGCATCCTGCAGCGCATCGTCAGGCCATTTATAGCGTCATTCCATGAGAGCAGATGGAAGGCCAATGTCACTATTCACAATATCGATGGCTACCAGTTGCAGTTGCACAGCATTATAACAATCCAGGGCAACAATTACGTGATCGTGTCCGTACAGCGTGATTACACCAAAAACCAATATGAGGTGATCGCGTGGATGCTGTAGCGGTTAGACTGATTTCCGTGACGGATGAGGTGGGGTATTTCTATATCTCCAACGCAAGGCTGGACTGGAAACCAGACAAGAAATATCGGATTGAAAAGATCAACGCTTTTGACCCAACTGTTATCCATCGAGACGGGGCGTATAATGAGGACACTATTGATGTGGTGGCGATCATATCCGCCTATAGTTGCCCGTCATTGATCGCCTTCCTGAAGACAGCAGGGACGCTGTATGTTGAATTTACGCGTGGCGGTGGGGTAATAACACAATTACCTGTCGTCTGCACAAAATATCCGGAAATGTCAGACGACCTGCGCGAATACACGGGAGAGACATCATTTACCCTGGTTTCACGCTATACGGAATATCCGGAAGTGATTGACTGGGATAATTATTCTGTTCCGGAAGGGGCGGAAAACTATGTATAGATACGGGCTCACCTATTATCAGGCTGGAACGGAAGAGAGAATCCCGGTTACCGGCCTGGATGTGAGATTTGTGCGCCCGGGAGGCACCTGGGAGTCAGGTTTGCGGGCATCTGAACTGTCTCCTGGGTATTATGAGGTTTATATTCCCAATGAGGCCGCGGCCGGATATTATCATATTTGGGATACGAGTTCATTTAACCCGGGCAGATTCAGCGGCAAAACGGCTATTATAGGGCCGCTGGGGTTGGATTACGGGTTTCAACAGGGTCAATCCCTGTATGCTATGATAGCGTCATTACAGGCGCAGATTGATCAGCTTTACAAGGTCTTTGGCTGCGACATTTACATACAGGACAGTATGCCCGTTGCAACACCAAACAGCAACTTTGTCTGGATTGACACAGATGCTATTGAGTTAATTGGAAGATAAGGAGATATAATGGCAAAAATTAATGTAATCGAGCTGCATTCTTTGCAATATTGGAGCACAGCGACAAATACCTGGGTTGACCTTTATGCCCAGAATGGATCAGGTGATGTGGTATCGCTGGGGCCTTCATCGACGCATACAGTATCCCTATTCAATAAGGGCATTGGGCAGGGGCTAAATCCGGCAAACCCATTCAGCTATTCGATAGCCTGGGATTATTTTGAGGTGAACGATGGTTCAGGAATTACGGAGGAGTGGACGCTTTTTTATACTGGCACACCGCCGGCAGGGACAAACCTCTTGCCCAGTACAATCAAATCGTTGCGCATCCGCTATAAACTGCGGGTAGTGGATGATTCAGACCCGGTCAACGTCTGGGAACCCACTCAGTGGTATTATCAAATAATCCAAGGGGCCTATCCCACTGACCACATCACCTACTCAAACACAATTACAACAGGCCCGTTTGCCCCCACCGTGATCGTTAAGCTCCCGGGTATCAGCAACACAATGGTCACAAACAGCACAACGTTATTTTCATGGATGACGGTGCTGAATAACTGGACATTGCGCTGGAGACGTCCTGACGGAAGTGAGCGCGAATATGCCCCCAGTTCAATTTCAATACTTGGTACGTACGCCAGTACTGACCCAAATTTCAACGGTGCGTATGTATCTCTGCGCCTTGTTTTTCCCACACTGATGGTTGGCCAGAGCGGTACTCACACATTGACTGTCTCGTTTTTGCCCAACGATCAGCAGGTTGGTGGGTTCATTGACTTCGCTGACGTTCACACCTGGACGGCTGTTATCCAGGCATATACGCCCAGCATGTCCGACCCGCTGTTAATGTCATTTGATCAGCACGTATTTATGACCATCACCTTCGCTTCGAGCTGATAGGGTGATTGGAAGAAGTTGAGAACACGCAATGAAAGACAATCGACTTGCAAAATTATTTGACGATGCCATGAATGTATTGCATGAATACGAACCACCAGAAGGCTATTATGTCGCTTTTAGCGGTGGCAAGGACAGCATCGTGATGCTTGATCTGGTGCGTCGATCTGGCGTAAAGCATGACGCGCACATGAACATTACCAGCGTTGACCCGCCAGAGCTGACGGCATACGTAAAAAAATACTATCCTGGTGTTGAGCGACATCGGCCAGAAAAAACAATGTTCCAGCTAATCCTAAAAAACCACATGGTGCCGACGGCAAAAGCGAGATATTGTTGTGCTGTGCTAAAAGAGCGCGGAGGCACCGGCCGGACAGTGATCACCGGAATCAGGAAAGCTGAGAGCC